CCTGGACGAGGAGCCGTTCCTGGTCTTCCTCCAGCACTGGATCGAGCGCTCCGGCAAGAAGTCCTTCACCTGCCTGGAGAGCAAGTGCCCGCTGTGCGACGACGCGGGTGACAAGCCCAGCCAGCAGATCTCCTTCAACGTCATCGACTTCACCGACCCCGAGGACCCGCAGGTCAAGGTCTGGCAGGTCGGCCCGATGGTCGCGGACATCCTGAAGAACTACTCCAAGGACAAGAAGACCGCCCCGATCAACCGGGACGACCTCTACTTCTCCGTCCGCAAGGAGACCAAGAACAAGAAGACCAACTACTACATCACGCCGGTCAAGGAACGTGACCTCCTCGACGACTGGGACATCGATCCACTGACCGAGGAGGACCTGGAGACGTTCGACGCCAAGGCGTACGACGCGGACATCCTCCAGGTCACCCGTCGCAGCGAACTCAAGACCATCGTCCGGGAAATCCTGAACGACTAGCGGCCTCCCACGGGGGAGGTTCCAGCACCGCGCTGGGGCCTCCCCTCAGCTTTCCCATCCACCACCACCGGAGCCCGCCGTGCAGATCCGCAACTCCGTCATCCTCACCCCCGACCGACTTAATACCGTGGTCGAGCGCTTCATGGAGCGCCCGGCCTTCACGTTCGATATCGAGACGTTCGGCGCCTTCCGGAACGTCCCGACGCAGAACGTCGCCAACTGGATTTCCCTGGCCGCTGACGGCATGGCCTACGCCATCCCCTTCGGCCACCCCAACGGCGACGTCCTGGTGAGCAAGGCCACCCGCAAGAAGAACCGGTTGACGGGCAAGTTCGACGCCATCCCGGCCGTCTACGACGCCCCGCCGGAGCAGATGCTCCCGTCCGAAGTGTTCTCCATCCTCAAGCCGCTGTTCTTCGCCGAAGACAAGATCAAGATCGCGCACAACGCCACATTCGACCTGATCTCCACGGCGAAGTACTGGGGCGAGATAGCACCGCCGGAGTACTCCGACACGATCGTCCTTCAGTGGCTGCTCGACGAGAACATGAAGCAGAAGGGCCTCAAGGAACTCGTCAAGCGCTACTACAAAGTCGACTACGACACGGAGAACGTCGGCAAGCAGGTGGAAGCCCACCCGTTCTCCAAAGTGGCGCACTACGCATACATGGACGCGAAGTACACCTGGCTGCTGTGGAAGCGGTACCAGCGTCAGATCCAGGAGCAGGGCCTGACGCACGTCCGGCGGCTGGAGGAGGACGTCCTGGGGGTGCTGCTCGACATGGGCATCACCGGGGCGCCGGTCGACGAGGAAGCGATGCGGGAGCTGGTCCGCGACATGTCCGCCCGGCTGGTCGACATCGAGGCGGACATCTACCGGGCCGCAGGCAAGCAGTTCAACCTCAACGCCCCGGCGCAGAAGGCCGAGGTGCTGTACGCCCCCAAGAGCGAGGGCGGCCAGGGCCTCAAGCCGATGAAGCCCACCGACGGCGGGAAGAAGAAGCGGGACACGGGCCAGGCGCTGGAGTGGAAGGACTACTCCACCGACTCCGACAGCCTGGAGAAGCACGAGAACAACGCGGTCGTCAAGAAGCTGCTGGAGTACGCGGAAGTCAGCAAGCTGCTCGACTACCCCATCGCGTACCTCGGTGTGGAGGGCGACCCGAAGAAGCCGTGCCGGATCTTCGACGGCCGGATCCACGCCGACTTCGTCCAGTACGGAACGGTGACCGGCCGGTTCTCCTGCCGTGAACCCAACCTCCAGAACATCCCCCGGCCCGACACCGACCTCGGTAAGCGGATCCGTGGCCTGTTCGTCGCGCCGCCCGGCTACAAGCTGGTCGTCGCGGACTACGGGCAGATCGAACTCGTCGTGCTCGCGCACTTCATCGGTCGTGGTGACCTCTACAAGGGGTTCCACAACGGCGTCGACCCGCACTCGGCGACGGCCGCCGCGCTCATGGGCGTGGACCCGCAGGAGTTCATGCGGCGGGTCAAGGAAGGCGACCGCACCTGCATCGACTTCCGCCAGGTCGCCAAGGGCATCAACTTCGCCGTCGTGTACGGCGCGGGCCCGGACAAGGTCGCCTCGATGGCGGGCATCACCGTGAAGGAAGCCAAGCGCTTCATGGAGATGCACCAGAAGATGTTCCCGGAGGTCTACCGCTTCAAGGAGGAAGTGGTACGGGTCTGCCGGTCGCGTCGGCCTCCGCACATCCGCACCCTGCTCGGCCGCAAGCGGCGCCTGCCGCTCATCCTCAGCCAGAACAACGGCCTGCGGATGGGTGCCGAGCGCCAGGCGGTGAACTCCCTGATCCAGGGGAGCGCGGCCGACCTGATCAAGTTGGCGATGATCCGGCTGAACAATGCCCTGCCGGACGACATGCGCCTGATCCTCTCCGTGCACGACGAACTCGTGACGCTCGCGCCGGAGGACCGGGCCGAGGAATGCGCCGCGCTGGTGAAGGAAGCCATGCTCGGCGAAGGAATCCAGAAACTGCTGCGCGTCCCTCTCTCGTCGGACGTGAAAATCGTGGACCGCTGGTCGGAGGCAAAGTAATGGGACTCTTCAGTTGGAAGAAGGACGACGAAGTGCCTGACGGGCTTAATACCGAGGAGGAAGACCTCCAGGTCGACCTCTACACCCCGCAGATGCTGACCAAGCGGCTGCTCTGGGACATCGTCCCGTGCGGCGAGGTCGAGGGGCTGATCCCTCTCATGAACCTCACCCCGGACAGCCCGGACGTCTCCGAAATGGAGCACCAGGCCAGCCACGACCGAATCGACCAACTCACACCGCTGAGGGAAATGCTAGCGCTGCTCATCCCGCTAGTTTCTGGCATTACTGCCTCGGCTATGCTGGTTAACTCTGGCAATTCCATGGACGAGGAAACCGCAGCAGTTCTACAGCGGCACCATTCCGTAGTCGTCCGCGCCGGAGTAGTGGCGGTCCTCGCCAATCTCCTCGATATGGGAATCATCAGTTACGCGGATGGAGTGCAGTTCGGTGACCAACTTCTGGGCTAACAAACTGGGGGCGGCCCGACCGGCCGCCCCGGCCCCGGCCCCGGCGCCGGTCCAGCAGCAGCCGGTCGGCGGCCCGTGGTGGGCCACCCCGCAACAGCAGCCCTACCCCCCGCAGCAGGTAGTCCAGCAGACAGTGCCAGAACCACAGCAGAAGGCCCCGGCCCGAGCGATGGTGGCCAAGCAGGACACCCACTGCCCGGAGTGCCAAGGCACGAACTACTTCCGCCCCGTGGGAATGATGAACGCGATGGCGCAGTGCTACGAGTGCGGCTACAACCCGCGCTTCCAGCAGAGCACCGCTGGACTGCCGTCCGGCAGCGGAGGAGACGGTCCCGCCACCCCAGCCAAGCAGATCGCGTCCGGCGGTCTGGGAGGCCGGAGCAACTACAACCCGGGCGCCATCATCAGGGCCGACGGCTCGGTCTAGCGCCCACTCCTCCCTGACGCATCACTACTGAATGGAATTACTGGTGACCTCCCTGCTCACCCCCGCCGGTGACCTTGCCGACCCTTACCGCTCCTTCATCGCGAAAAGCCGATACTCCAGGTGGATCGAGGAGGACAACCGGCGCGAGACCTGGTCCGAGACCGTCGCCCGATACGTGACGTTCATGCTCGGCCAGTTGAAGGACAAGCACGACTACATACCCGACCCGTCCGTGGTCGACGAGATCCACGCGGCCATCCTCAACCACGAGGTCATGCCGTCCATGCGCGCTGTCATGACGGCCGGGCCCGCCCTGGACCGCTCGAACATCGCTGGCTTCAACTGTTCGTACCTCCCGCTGAAGGACGCCCGCGCTCTGGACGAGCTGCTGTACGTCCTTATGAATGGCACGGGCGTGGGTTACTCGGTCGAGAAGCAGTACACCGACCAGTTGCCCCCGGTCCCGGAGGTCATCACCTACAACGACGCCGTCTACATCCCCGTCGAGGACTCCAAGGAGGGCTGGGGTCTGGCCTACCGCGCGCTGCTGACCTCCCTGTGGAACGGCGAGCGCGTCGACTGGGACCTGTCCAAGGTGCGACCGGCGGGCGCACGTCTTAATACCTTCGGAGGGCGAGCCTCCGGCCCGGGTCCGCTGGACGACCTGTTCACCTTCACCGTCGAGAAGTTCCAGCAGGCCGCCGGTCGGAAGTTCCGGCCGATCGAGGTCCACGACATCGCATGCAAGATCGCGTCCGTCGTGGTCGTCGGCGGTGTCCGCCGGTCGGCGATGATCTCCCTGTCCGACCTGGACGACCGCGAGATGGCCGAGGCCAAGAGCGGGGAGTGGTGGGTCGAGCACCCCTACCGCGCCCTGGCGAACAACTCGGCCGTCTACACCGACGGCATGCGCTACGAGGACTTCCACACCGAGTGGGACTCCCTCGTAGCCAGCGGCTCGGGTGAGCGCGGCATCTTCCACCGTGGCGCAGCGCAGCGTCAGGCGGCGAAGTTCGGTCGCCGGGAGGAGGACACCGACTACGGGACCAACCCCTGTAGCGAGATCATTCTGCGGCCGTTCTCGTTCTGCAATCTCTCCGAGGTCGTCGTGCGGCCGGAGGACACCCCCGAGGACCTGTACCGCAAGGTGCGCCTGGCGTCCGTCCTGGGCACCTGGCAGAGCACGCTGACCGACTACCCCTACCTGCGCGAGGAGTGGCGTAAGAACGCGGAGGAGGAGCGCCTGCTGGGTGTCTCCCTCACCGGGGTCTACGGCAACCGCTGGACCAACGGCACGGTCAACCTGAAGACGACCGAGGTGCTGCTGGCGGACCTGCGCGGGAGTGTGGTGGAGGCCAACGCGGCCGAGGCTGCCCGCATCGGTATCCAGGCGTCGGCTGCGACCACCTGCGTCAAGCCGTCCGGCACGGTCTCCCAGTTGGTCGACTGTGAGTCCGGCCTGCACCAGAAGCACGCGAAGTTCTACAAGCGGCGGGTGCGGGTGGACAAGAAGGACCCGATCGCGTTCGTGCTCATCGACTCGGGCCTGCCGTACGAGGAGGACTCCTACAACTCCGCCGCGTGGGTGTTCACCTTCCCGCAGAAGGCAGGCGAGGACGCCCTGGTACGGGACGACGTGAGCGCCATCGAGCACCTGGAACTGTGGCTGGCCTTCCAGAGGCACTGGTGCGAGCACAAGCCGTCGGTGACCATCAGCGTCCGCGAGCACGAGTGGGAGCAGGTCGGCGAGTGGGTGTGGGAGCACCTGGCCGAGATCTCTGGTGTCTCCTTCCTGCCCTTCAGCGAGCACACGTACGTCCAGGCGCCGTACGAGGAGATCACGCGGGAGGAGTACGAGGCGCTGGCATCCACGAAGCACCGCGTGGAGTGGTCGGACCTGGCGTTCTACGAGACCTTCGACCAGACGAAGGGGTCGCAGGAACTGGCCTGTTCGGCGGCCGGTGGCTGTGAGGTCGTCGACCTCGTGACCACCTGAAATTCATCAAAAGATCTTGCTCTGACTAGTTGATACATGGCTGGACCGGTAGTCCCTCACCGATTACGGTATGGGGACTACCGGTTCTGCTTTACGGCTTCGGCATTACGGGATTGGAAGACACACCACACATGGCACTTAATACCAGCGCGGGCGGCCCCGACAAGGAAGCCCTCGCGCTCATCGCAAAGATCAACAAGGAGCACCCGGGCGCGGTCTGTTTCGCCTCCGAGATGCGCATCCCCAAGCGGTTCACCTCCGGCTCCCTGAGCCTGGACATCGCCCTCGGCGGAGGCTGGCCGGGCAACCAGTGGGTCGAGGTCATCGGCCGCGAGTCCCACGGCAAGACCGCCATCGTCTACAAGACCCTCGCGGCCAACCAGAAGAAGGACCCGAACTTCACCTGCCTGTGGATCGCCGCAGAGCACTACGACGTCGACCAGGCCGAAGCCCTCGGCGTCGACAACGAACGCGTCCTGGTCGTCCCCACCCAGGCCATGGAGTTCGCCTACCAGACCATGCTCGACTTCGCCGCCAGCCGGTCCGTCGACATGATCGTCCTCGACTCCTACCCGGCACTCATCGCCGACGAGGAGAGCGAGAAGGACATGGACGAGGCGACCATGGCGCTCGGCGCCCGCCTCACCGGCAAGTTCTTCCGCAAGAGCGGGGCGGCCACCAAGCGATCCATGACGGACACCGACGACCGGCCGCTGCTCGGCATCGTGATCAACCAGTACCGCGACGCCATCGGCAAGTTCTCCCCGCACGGCACCCCGACCACGACCCCGGGCGGCAACGCCAAGAACTACGCGTTCTACACCCGCGTCGAGGTCCGGCGCGACGAGTGGATCCAGGAGGCCCGGCCCGGCAAGGGCAAGGTCAACGTCGGCCAGGTCATCAAGGTCAAGACGATCAAGAACAAGTCGGCCGCCCCGCAGCAGACCGCGACCATCGACTTCTACTTCCGCTCCGCCCCGTTCCTGAACTTCGCTCGCGGTGACTACGACACCGTGAAGGAGATCATGATCATGGGCATCCTCTTCGACGTCATCCAGCGCAAGGGCGCCTACTTCCAGATCGACAACGGGGAGTACGACGACAAGGGCAAGCCGGTCCTGCGCTGGCAGGGCAAGGACCCCATGCTCGACCACGTCCGACAGGACCTGGACCTCCAGGAGTCCCTGTACGAGAAGATCCTCATCGCCTCCAAGAAGGTCGACGAACGGTCCATCTCCGAAGAGGACCTGGACGCCGCCGAATCGGCCGGGACCAAGAAGGTCAGCCGACGGCCCAAGGCCGAGGACGAGGCGCTTAATACCGAGGCCGCCTGATGGTGGCCCTGCTCTCGACACTCCTGGCTGTAGCAGCCCTCTACATCGTGGTCCTCGGCGCCCGGTACTCCCGGCGCCAGGGCCGCGCCCACCGCAAGTTCCTCGTCCTCACCTACCTCCTGGAGAAGTCCTATGGCGGACATGCTGAAGAAGTCCCAG